GTATAGGCGGCCCTCCCCCTATTTGGGCGGCGTTGGCCAATTCACGGCCCCGTCCCAACCTAACGATTCTACCAGTTCCGGGACGTTCCGCAAATCGTGACGGTACGCCCGCCACTGGGTAACCATGGCCGGGGTTAGTGGTACGTCCGGTAATTGGGTCCAATCGCTCCAATTTAAACGCGCGTCCCGCTCCAAACGTAGTTCTGCCATTGCCTCGGGGTATGTGTAGGGTTTGTCTACAATTTCGGCGCCCGCTGGGGGTTGCGGGTATTCAACGCCGAAATCATCATAATACGTAATACGGATTGTTACGGGGTTATAGATTCGATTAATAATTAACATTATAGCGCTCCCGTTAATTGGGTAATGTGAATAAATGGGGATTCGCTAGCGACGCCCTCGGCAATAACTTGGATCGTCGAATTCGCGGCCGGTACGACACGCGTTTCAATTAAATCCCCAGTGGAAAAATACCGTAAAACCGTAAAACCATGTAGGGTACTGTTAATGCTGGAATTGGAGAAAAACGCAACATTAATACCATTCACCCGCAAAATTGCGTATGTAGTGGTAATTGCCGCGGCATTGTATTGGAGGTTAATTGCATAATACCCGGCCGTTGGTATGGTGATTTCCGTCCCGCTCCAATTGAACCCGCGGTTCCGGGTTTCCACCTGCCATGTAATTGTAGTGCCGGCCGTGGTGATTGCCAGCGTTGCCGATCGGGTAAGTGTCAACGCCGCCGCCGGCGTTTCGATACGCTCCAAAATGTCGGTTCGGCGCCCGTTGGCGGCGAGATTAGTTAGAAATGAGTTCAATTTGTATTTGCTCCCGTCCCATACTATCAATAGATATTTGTACCCCGTTGATTTTTTGGGTTACCACCCCGGCGCCGGTGTACAAACTGACTAAATCCCCAATGAAGTATTCGACGCCGTACCGAACCGCCGGCGTTTGCAGTATTTGGGCGCTATAGGTTACCCGGTTTTTTGTCGCTATTCCTAGTTCCAAATCGCCCGTATTTTGGAGCGCTGCCGTACTGGTTTGCCCGTTGCGGGCGTCAATCCATTGTTCCCGCAAATCAAACCCCGTTGGGAGGGACGCCGGCCGGGTAACAATCGCCCGGGCGGATTCATTCCCAGCGCCCGCAACGATAACGGCGTTAAAATCGTTAATCCGGGGTTGCTCTATATCCAATTGGCCAATGGTTCCCGTTGCCGTACTAAATATTACCGTTGCGGTTCGATCCGTCCCCCGTTGCCCGGTGTACCATGTAAACGTATAGGTTGCCGGGGCGGTGTAGATTACGGCGAAATCTCCCCCGGCGATTTCTTGGATTCGTTGCATTGCCGTTAACAGATTTTGGCCCGCAACCGCAATAGAAATAGAATTCCCCGCCCCGCTGGTTGCGGCCGTGGTTGCTCCCGTAATAACGCCGTTTAAAAATCGCGCGTTCGCCGTGGTTGCCAGCGAACCGGCGTTATAGTTAAATAGCGTTTTCATGACGGTTTCCGCCGGTTGGGCGGTAAATACCGAACGGTTGGCAACGTTGGCGAAAAACGCAATAATCCGGTTTTGTAACAACACTTCGAACCCAACCGCAACAAACGAAACCGTGGTTACTTCGTTTATGGTGGTTTTGGTGGTGTAAATCACCCCAGCAAATTCCCGGTTATTAGGAACCCCGGCGGCAATGTCCCGCCGGAATATTTCCACCCGCGCCCCATATACAATATACGAAACGTTCGGATCAGTTCCCGTTATCACCGTTTGGGCAATGTCAAACCCGTTTAAAACGCGGGAGATTTTGACGCCAATCATTGCGGTAAGATTGGCAACAATCGCCCCGGCGCTATCTTGGATAAAAATGGTATATTGCGGCGCCATGCATCAAATCCGATACGCTCTAAATAAATAACTTCCAATTGTGCGATTTGCTCCGGAATTTTGCGTTGCCTGTAAATACATCGTGACGGGTCCGGACGTATTGGCAACAATAACGGTTCCCTCCATAATGCCATTCACGTATGCGGTTTGCGTGGCTGATTGGGCAATTTGCGAATTCACCAGTACCCCGTCACCCGCTACGGCAATTACTCTGCTCCCAGTGGCATTTGTATCCCATGAAACTTTAAAATGAACCAAATAACTCCCAAGTGGGGCGGTAATGGTTCCCGCCGTTCCATCACACCGCATAGATCCGTCCGCGCTATTTGTCGTTGACGAAAACGACAAAAGCGTTGCAACGTTGTTTGCTACAGTGCTAGTACCGCTTTGTGACATAACGGCGAATTGGCTGTTTGGGACGCCGCATAATTTTGCGGTTTGGTCGTATGCTGGTACTAGATTATTAAATCCCGCATTATTATTAATCGTCCCAAGTAATAAATAATTAGTCCCTCCGATAGCGCTCCCAATAGTTGATAGTTGCGCGGCGGTTACAATTGCGGCGCGAGTGGTTGCGGTTGTTACCGTCGTTGTTCCCGCCCCGTTTGCCGATACGGTAAGGGATGCGCCGGACGTGTTTGCAATAATAAGAATGTAGTATGATGTATTCCCCAATCCCGAATTAGAAATGGTTACCGCCCCGTTCGATTCGTAAAAATACCCGCCAACCAACGCGGCCCCGTCGGCAATGGTAAGCGTAGAACTAGTGTTGGAAATTGCGAGGTATGAACCAGTGAGTAGTACCCCATTTCCTAGCGTATTACGTTCCATTGCCGTCATACGGGCCGTATCGTATGCGCTTACCCCGTCGGTTCCCGCGACGCCCGTCGCCCAACCTAATGATCGTTCTGTACTTGCCATTGTTGCCCCCTATATTCCAACGTATCGATTGTAATAAAAAATGCTGGTAACACTTGCCCCGGTGGTTCCCGTTCCGGTTGTAGTGATAATATTCACCCCGTCCAAAATTGCGGGCGCGGGGATAATTGCGAACGTTGCCAAATCGGACGCCGCGGTAACGGCCGCGATTTGATTAACCCCTAAATCATCGGTAACCGTTTTGTACCCATATAGTAAATTGAACGTCCACGTTCGCCCCGCTGGGATAACGCCGGGTACTGATATAACAGCCCCCGTGGATTCGTTGGTTATGGTAAACCCGGTTATTGGTCCCGTTGCGGTAATGATTGGGTATGATTGCCATGATCCGGCGTATGTGATTTTTGTATTACCCGACAAAACCGAAACCCCATAGGTTACCGGGTAAATTTTGGGGATTGGGGTTGGGGTTCCGGCGATTGCGGACGATGTGGAAACCGTAATCCCGCTGGGGTCGTACCATGTCGGATCCGCCGCCCGCAATTGAACCACAAATTTTATATCGTACCCGGCGCCGGGGACGTGATCGAACGTTAACCCGCCCAAAATCATCACCGAAATTGTGCGAACAAAATCAGTTCCCAGCGGGACGCCAACCGAAACGGTAAGCAACGCCGGCGTATTCGATGGGGTGAATATTTTTAGTATTGCATCCCGTTTTTGATAATGGTCCGATAGATTGGACGACATTACCAACAATGGCAATGATAAAATCCGGGGGTCCAATCTGAAATCGGTATCAAAATCCCCTTGTTGGAACGTCCCCCGTTGGGTAATGCGATGGAGGGGCGCCAACCCGAAACCCCCATCCCCTTGGTAATTGAACTGGTAACCGGTAATGGGGTCCGTCCCGTTTAACTGGTACGTTTTCCCATTGGTGGTTATTGTGATTGCATACGGTGTATATGATCCCATTACGCCCCCGCTAATCGTTGCATGTCCCGTAAATCCATCATAATCGATGATTCGGATTGGTTGCTATTATACGTAGCGCTTAACTGGTAGTAATTATTGGTGGTTGCTTGGGTTCCCGCCACGGCTCCCGCCAATCGGGACGCCCCGGCAATGTCCGGAATCCCCGATACAATCCCGGCGGCGATCCCTTGGGAAAATGGTTTCCCGATGGTTTCCGCCATTAGTACCGACGGTGACGAAATGCGGAAAAATTCCTTAATCGCCTCCCATCCGCCCTTAGCCGCGTTTAACGCCGCCGCTTTAATTTTCCCCGCCGCTTGGTTAATCCCGTTTACTATCCCGGTTGCCATATCAATACCGATTTGGGTAAACTTGGAAACTAGCGTCCCAATTTCTTTCATTACCGCCGTAATTACCGCCGATACGGCGCCCTTAATTTTATCCCATACCGATTGGAACGTGGTTTGTAGGATATTCAACGCCCCAACGGTATCACCCCGTAACAGTTGTAAAAACCCGTTCAGTACCGCGGTAATGATTGGGAATACGGTATTCACCACGGTTACCAGCAACCCAAACACAAACGAAAATACGGGCGCTAATACTCTAAATTGGTCAATTACCGCTTGGATTACCACGTTTGCAAGTTCCATTAATACTTGCAATACCACGCCCGTATAATCGATGATTAATTTGAGGGCGTTTTGTACGTCCGGGTTATTAAACGCCGCGATCATCCCGGCGGCGATTGGTTCCAATTGGGTGGAAATTACGGTAAAAATCTCACTGATTCGGGCCAGTACCGGCGCCGCCCGGGCGCTCCCGTCGGCTAACCCCGTTTGTATTGCCGTTGCCAACGTTTGCAATTGGCTAATGATTCCCGGCCAATCAATCCCCGCCACCAAATCATAGGCCACGCTATAAAAATCATTAAGGGCGGTAAAAATTGCATCCCAGTTTACGCTGGTAATCCAATTTCCAAATGAGGTTGCAACGTCGGTAAGAATCGGAACCAGCGTTTCCCCGGCAAATGAACCGAACCGAACCAGCACGGGGAGCAACGCCGTACCGATTTGTTCAAACGCGGCGCCGGTTTGTTCCTGTAATACAATCATTTGCCCGGAAAATGTATTCACGGACGCCGCCGCCGATCCGCCAAATTCGGTGGCAAGTTCCGCCAATATGACCCGTTGGGCGCCCAACATGTCCCCCGAATCCGCCAACGCTTTAATTTGTTCCTTTTGCTGGTCCGTGAATGTCACGCCAACCCGGGATAATGCGCCAATACCCGCGATGGGGTCGTTTAACGCTTTACCGACTTGCATCGCCGTACCGCCCAAATCCGTTCCCAGCGCCGTCGACATATCCAAAATAGTTTTGGTTGCATCCGTGAACGCCGGCCCTTTAATTTTGGTAAATGTGGCTAGGATGTTTTGGCCCGCTAAAATTGCGTCATCGCTAAATTTGCTCATCCCGTTTTCTGCCGACAATCGCCCGGCCAATTCGGCAAATTGCCCCGCCGTTAATCCCGCGGCGCCGCCCGTCGATTTAATGACGGCCTCGGTTTGGGCTAGGGCGCTTTCCCAATCGGCGGCGCCCTTTATCCCATCGCCAATCATACCAACCACCGCCGACAATCCACCCGCAACGGCGCCAATCGCCGCCGCTCCAATCTGCCGTAGCGCCCCGGTTGCGATTTCGCCCAATATGCTAAATCCGCCGCCGGTACTGGTTGCGGTTTCGTTGACGCTGTTTATACTCTGATTGACGTTGTTTGCGGTTTTGCTTACATCGTCGATACCCTCAAACGTGATTAATACGTT